TGAGCTTGAATCGCTTGCCTCCCACGACGGCAATCACGTCGAGCTCGCCGCCGAGCGCGCGCACACAGCGGCGCAAGGTCGAGACGAGGTGATCCTCCCGGCGCTCAGTATTGGACAGTTGCCCCTGGGTCATCTCGGCGGCCGCGGCCATTGCGGTCTGGGTGACGCCGAGCTCGCGGCGAAGATCGGCGAGGCTCATCTCCGGTAGTAGCCCCGTTTCGTCCCGCTTCTTGCTGCCCTCGGCCATTCCTCAACATGACTCGCGAGATATATTCGGTCAACGGCATAAATTCCCTCCCGCTCGCCGCGCTGCCACCGTTCAGGAATGCATGGGGGGCTGGATCAAGGTCGTAGCGTGTTTGTGGGTGGTGCTGGTCGGCGCTACGGGCTGCGCCAGCGAGGTGATGACCCACACGGTCACCATCGATGAGCGCTTTGACGAGGAACAGAGGGCCATCATCGTCGACGCGCTCGACCAATGGAAGCTCGCGCTGCCCGGCACGTACGTCGCGAGCCATGTCTTTGGCAAGACAACCTGTAACCAACCCTACGCGATCCACTTCGTGGAAGAGATGGATCACTGCAACAGTGTGGGCGACATCATTGACGGTCGCAGCCCTCTCGGACACGCCAACGAGAATCACGCGAGGATTACGATTCGCGGCGAGCTGACAGACATGGTCCTCTTGCAGACCATCATCCACGAGCAGGGCCATACCTTCGGCGCGAGCCACACGACGCGGCACGTCGATGTGATGAATGCAACGGACAGTCACGATACCTGCATTGCGGAGAACACGCTGGACGGCATCTGCGATGAATACGGGTGCGACGCTCCCTCGGTGCCCTCTTGTAGCGAATGAAGGAGAGCCGGGATCACGCTAGCGGCAGGCGATTCGCGGTGCAGCGCGTCACCACCCCCCCGTTCGCGAACAAGCGGCCGCCCGCGGCAGTGATGAAGTCCACCCAGGTCAGGTACCGGGCCGGACCGATCCAGGTCGCACCTGCATCGAGGCTCATCCAGACCAGCATGTAGCCGGGCGCCCCGCTGATCCCGGCGAGAGCATACAGCACGCTCGCTTGTTTGTCGGCGAGGATCCTGGTCGTGTTGGCGGCCAGCGGAAAGCTCGGGTGGGTTATCGTGGACACGAGGGCCCAGTTCACGCCATCCGGGCTCGAGTGAATGCGCAACTCGTTGCCCGAAGTGAACCGGGCGGAGTGATAGAACAAGTTGCCTAGCGAGCACAGACAGCCTTCCTCAACCGCGGCGATGCTGGCCAGGTTGGGAAGCGTGCCAGCGCTGAGCGTCCACGTGGTCCCGTTTGCCGAGACGTTGAACGCAAGGGCTGCTGCGGATCCGATCGACGCCAGACCCACCCCGCTCGGCAGAACTGCGACCCCGCCGTAGGCCGACCCTGTCAGCGCGCGCGTCGTCCAGGTGGCGCCGGTAGGGCTGGTGCTGATGTTTGCTGTTCCCCCGCTCGCGAGGAACAGGCCGTGCGTGGCGTCCCATACGATGCGGTTGCGCGACGACACTGGAGCCGTTGTCGCATTCGTCCATCCCGTTCCGAAATTGGTGGAGGAGCAAGCGAACGCGCCTCCGTTGCCGACGAGCACCACGCGCCGAGCGATCGGATCCATCGCTCCCGCTACGACTCCAGTCACCGTGCCGGACGTGGCCTGAGTGTCGCCACGCATGTCGTCGGCGACCACGTGCGAGCCGTTCACCCCGCCCACGCTGATCAGTGTGAGACCCGTGACCTCGTCATAGACCGCGGCAAGGCCGACCCCGACGGGCGGCACATCGTCCAGAGCGATGACGCCACAGGTAGACAGGAAGCCGCGTAGAGCCTGGTCTGTCGCGGCCCGCGCCGCGACCGAGCGCACGGCGTCGAGATACTGGCTCGCGCCCACCTGGTCGGGGCTACCGCTTGGGACTATGGCCGCAGCATCGAGCAGCGCCTGGTGGAAACCGAACTGGTCATTGACCCAGTCCTTTTCGAGCGGCGTACCGGTGCCATCCTGATAGGAGCCAGCGTTGCGCGCCTTGCCCTGCGGGTAGGCGGCCGCGATGTCGGTCTGGGCTGGGTATCGGGAGCTAGGGATGATTGCCATGGGTTTAGCTCGAGGTGATGGTGCCGAGCTTGGCCAGCTCGCCATGAGCCAGCGTGTACTCGACGATGGTGACGGCGCTGCGGATCAGGGTGACCGAAGCCACCGACGCGCCGTTTGCTTCCGCGATCTCGTTGACGACGCCTGCGAGCGCGCCCTGGGTGACGCGGTCGAGGCGGGGCAAGCTAGACAGGCCGACGATGAACGGCGCCCGCGCCCGCAAGAACTCGTCCACGCCCTGGTCGAGCGCGAGCAGCGTTGCGGTTGGATCGTCCGCGGTGAAGCCAGTGATCACGAGGTCGAACGCCGTGCGAGTGATCGGCAGGACATTGACCGCCGCGTTGGCGGGCCGTCGGTTCGCCAGACCGGTCGGTGAAGGGGCCTCATCCGGATCGAAGTTGATGGCGTCCAGGACGGCCGCCAGCTGCGTCCCATCGGGGATGCCGTCGGGGCCCGCCACTGCCTCCACGTACACGTCGACCTCACCGGGCGCGCCCGTGTACGGGAACACGTTGCGGATGCCGGCGACTTCGGTTCCCCATTGCTGGTAGTCCGCGTACGCGCCGCCCTGGGGCCTGCGTTGGAAACGCCCGAGCACCCGCGCGCGATAGACTTCCTCGAGCTCGGCGTCGGCGCCGACCACCGACACGGCCGAGACGGGCGCAGACGTCGCGACGTTGGGCAGCGGGCTCGCGAACTGTAGCACCTGCCCGACCGCCAGATTGCCGATGATGCCCGAGCCGTCGCCGGGCCTCTGATCGGAAGTGGCTCGGGCCACGGCGGTCACCGTGGGCGCGTTGAGCGAGACGGCGGCGACGGTCTGATAGACGACGCCCGTCGCGGCATAGAGCAGCTGCGAGCCACCCGGCAACGACCCGGTTTGCGTCAGCACCGTGACCGTGATCGAGAGCTCGGCCTGCGTCGATGCCAACGGCCTGCCAACGCCGATGAGCTCACCCCACAGGACGAGCGGGCGGATCAGCTGGCCGTTGACTTCCGTCTCCTCGTACGACGCCGTCGAGACGAACTGCTGAAGGAGACTGTTGCCCGCGTACTTGTAGAGCGTGACGAACACGCCCGCGAGCGCCTTCGCGAGCACGCGCGAGAAGGCCTTCGCCAGGAGTGGGATCGTCTGCGACAGCGCGGCTTCGAGCTGCGCGATAATGTTGGTCGCGACCTGCTGCGTAGTTGGAGTTATGAGGGCCATGATTTCAGCCGAAGGAGAACTGGATCAGTCTCGCCAAGACGACGAGCTCGACGTCGACGGCGACGCGATTGAGCGCTGGGATTCGTGCGGTAACCTTCACGCTCGTGGCTGCGCCCTCGTCCAGCATCCACTGCAGATCGCGGCCGGCGGCCTTCTCGATGCGCAAGAGGTTCGCGGGGATGGCGGGCAGCGACCGGATCAGGTACTGGGTTTCACTCCGGTACTTGCGCGCGGGCTCGACCTCTCCGAGATTGCCCCACCACTCTTGGTCGGACTCGCCCTCTCCCGGGTCCTGCTCGTTCGCGCCGAACATCGACAGATACGCGGCGGTCTCGAGGCCTTCGGACAGAAGGAACAGGCCGGCTTCGACAGTGATGCTCCCGCCATCGGGCGTCTGTCGTAGGAGCACGTCGGTCAAGTCACGTCCATGCGGGAACCAGCGTGTTCGGTGGAAGGACGAGCATTGCGGTACCTGTCCGAAGCCAGCCGTCGATCAGGGCAGCGAACGCGGCGGCCGCTTCCGCGTGCGTCTCTCGCGTGACCGACAGTAGCGAGGCGATGCCGAGCGGCGCCGCGGGTGCCACGCCCGCAAAAAGAGGTAGCTGGCCAGCGGCCACCGCTGCAGCGAAGACGGCGAACGCGTCATCGATGGGCGATGCCGCGGACGGCGATTCGAACGCCGACTGCAGCGGAGCCACCAGGGCAGCGGTCGCCGCCGCGACGGTCGTGGACGCGGGCACGAGGCCTGCGGCGTAGGAGCCGACGGCATCGGCCCAGGCTTGGGCACATGCAGCCGCCGTCGCCGGCGGGGAAGCGAACAGCATCTCGAGATCGCTCTGCAGTCCGGCGGGGTTGAGCGGCATCAGGTGTTCGGGATCGGTGGGCCCGTTGGGCCAAAGGGAGAGGTGTGCATGTGGGTGGTCGCTCCGAAAGTGCCGAGCGGGGTAGTGACGGTGGCGCCGCCGGCGGCGGCGAGCTCGAGGGAGCCGAGGGCGTTGCTCACCCGCGCCGTGCCATCGACCGTGAGCTCGAGGGAGCCCTGGGCGTTCTTCAGGAGCACCGTGCCGTCGGCCTTCAGCCAGATCTCGCACGCCACGACGCCCGGCCCCGAGCGGGCATAGATGCGCTTCTCGCCGGCGCCGGCGACCGGCGCCGTGTCGGGGTCCTGGTAGCCCAGGGCCTGCGCGTTGCCCGTTCCCGTGTCCTCGCCGAGGTACGCGACGTCAGTCGGCAGCGGCTGCGAGTCGTCGCCGGGGGGCACGAAATGGTAAGCCGTGGTAGCGTCGCCGCCGCCCCGGTCCACCTTTACCTCGGGAGTCTGCTTGCCCTCCACGACGGAGCGCGTGAATTCCTTGACGTCGGCTAGGAATCCCACGGCAGCTCCTTCGGTAACGTGCCGCCGAACGTGCCGGGCAGCACGAGGGAGAGCGTCGCGGTTTCAGTCTCCGCGGTCTGGCGCAATTTCACCGCGCGGATCAGGAGCTCGGTCTCGCGGTAGATCATCGCCTCGGGCGCGAGCAGTGTGATTGTGGTGTTCGGCTTCCACAGGTCGCCCTGCGGATCGCGCCAGCCGGGCAGGTCGGCGACCTCGTACGTGACGACGCTGGCGATCATGCGCCCGATCGAAGCCTTGACCGCCTGGGGCACATCGGCAGATTCTGTGTCCCCGACGGTGACCGTGAACGCGCGCGGGTAGATGTCGCGATAGAGGGGATTGGTCTGGGTGTATCTCGAACCGCCCTTGCCCGCGCGCTTGTTGGCGCGGCCCGTGATGGTTCTGAACCAATTGCCAGGCTGGAACGCCGCGGTGACTCGCCCGAGCGGTTGCCCCTCGAGCCGGGCCACCGGCGATCCGGTGGGCCCCTCGCTGCGAAAGAGCAGGTCGCCGTTCGGCAAGTCGGAGAGCACGTAGCCGCGTTGCAGCGCGAGATCGACGAGGAACGGATGGATGACCCCGTCGGGTTCGCAGCGCACCCGGGCGAACTTCGCCCCGGGCTTGCCGTCGAACACCGTGGCAACTCCGATCGAAGGCGCCACCATCTTGTCGGCGATCTGTCTCAAGTCGAAGCCGTTGAACTCGAGCGGCCAGACGTCGGGCGGCGCGCACTGCTCGGTGAGATCGTAGGCGAGCGAGTAGACGGACACCCCAACGGACGCTGACCCGGCGTCGACCGAGGGCGAGACGTCCTTCACTCTCCCGGTGAGCACGAGCTCGTCGCCCACGGTGCATTCCACCTTGGGGAACATCAGCGGTTGGAGGGCCTTGCGGACTTCCTCTCGCTCGTGATCGAACGGGCCGCTCAGAGAGAGCGCCGAGTAGGAATCGACGCCGAACTGGAATTCGACTTCGGACCACTCGCCCAGGCGCTGGCCGCTCTCGAGGGTGATGGCCACCGCCTCAGGCATAGTAGACGATGCGCCTTCCCCGGGGCAGCTCGAGGATGTCGGAGCCGGTGAGGCGGTTCGTGCTGATCAGGAAATCGACCCGGTCGTCGACCGAGCCATAGAGCTCGGCGCACAGATCGATGATGGACCGAGGGCGGTCGAGCACCAGGACCCGCTCGGGCACGAGCGAAAACGAGATCTCGACCAGGAATCCAACAGCGAGCGCGACCGTCTCCTGGAGCAGCTGATAGCCCTCGCCGGTGTCGATCTGCTCGAGGTCGCCGTAGCGCTCGTCTTGCCAGGCGGTGAGGGCGTCCGCCTGGGCAAGCAACGCCTCGGCAGCTTCGAGAGCCTGCGGCTTGGCGGTGAAGGTGTGGTTCACGACCGAGGTCACGCTCCCGAGCACGGCACCCGATGCCAGGAGCTCGGCCGTGTGGAAGTCGTTCGACAGGCGCAGCACGAGCGCGGGCAGCACCGAGACGTCGCCCGCGGTGGAGCGCGAGGAAGCGAGCAGGCGGTCCAGGAGATTGGCGTAGCCCTCGAGCCGCGACAGGATGCCCGTCAGGGCACGCCCGGGGGCGGTGATGAGGTTGAGCAGCTGCTGCGCCATCTCGAGCGGCGTGCCAATCAGCACGTCGAGCCCGAAGTTGACCTGCTGCTGGAGATCGCGGAACTCCCGGTTGACGGCCTCGGTCACCCCCGCCACCTTGCGCATCGCGGCTTGGATGTTCCGGAGGGCCTGGCGCACGGTGAGCTGGGTGTTGGCTCTTCGGGCTGCCGTGAGCAGGTTCATCTTCTTGCCGAAGCCGGCCGAGAGCGCCTTCTGGGTAAAGCCGATCGACAGGCTCACCTCGTGCTTCGGGGAGAGCCCACTCGAGGGGTAGATGGCGCCGATAGTCGACCAGAAGCAGATTTCCACGACGCTTTGGTTGGCCCCCGAGGCCAGGTCGTCTCGGCGAGTGATCGTGCCGAACGGGACCACGGTGTGCTTGCCGTAGAGCGGGTGTTCCAGCTGCCCCTTTCCGCGTTCGAGCAGGCGCTCCTCGAAGGCCTTCGCTTCGAGATCGCAGTCGGGTCCGGAGAAGTAGCAGACCAGCGGAAAGCGCCGCGGACCTCGGCCGTTGTCCTGGACGTAAGCTCCGTCGATACCGGGGAACTCGAAGGAGGAGGAGCGCTTCTCAATCTCGGTCGAGACGTCGCGATACGAGAACCGCATGCGGAGGCCACTCGGAGAGGTGTACGCCGCCTCGCTCAGCCGCTCTTGCCAGGTCAGAAGGCCCCCGAGGGACCGAGGACGAGCGTGGGGGTGCGCGGCTTGCTCTTGACCTGCGCCTTGGTGCCCGCCTTGGCCTCGACGATGATCTTGCCGTCGACGGTTCCGGAGGCGCCGGCGGCGGCACTGGCGGCCTCGCTCGCTGCTCGGGTTCCTGGGTTGATGATCTGGGGTGCCTCACGGTCGCGAGCCTCGGCTCGTGCCTTCTCGTTCATCGCCGCGTCATGGGCCTCGAAGGGATTGAGAGTGCCCATGTCCACCATCTTGCCGATGGTTCCGGTGATGCCGCCCGAGCCCGCTAGATCCTTGTCGAGTTTGTTGAATTGGTCCCAGGCCAAAAACAGAGCCCCCACCGCCAACGACGCGGCTCCGATCGCGAGCAACAGTGGAGCCATCGCCGCGACTTGAGCGCCGATCGCGGGAATGATGACGCCGGTCGTCTTGGCCACCACCGCCTCGTAAGCCAGCTGCGCACCGGAAGCGACGAGCGTCGCCGCCACCACGGCGAGGCCCCACGCCTTCTGGGCGAGAGACGCGACGACCGTTGCCGCCTGCACGGCGACACCCCACGCCTTCGCGGCGAGCGAGGCGACGACCGTCGCCGCCTCCACGGCGACGCCCCAGGCCTTCGCGGCGAGGGAAGCCACGACCGAGGCCGCCTCCACGGCAACGCCCCATGCCTTCGCGGCAACGCCCGCCACGAACGTGGCGGCCTCCACGGCGAGGCCCCATGCCTTCATGGCAACACCAGCGACGAACGTCGCCACATCCACGGCGACACCCCAGGCCTTCACAGCAACGGCCGCCAGCTTCACTGCCAATTCATATGCGAGGACGGCCGTGTTCAGAATTTTGACCGTCGCGGCGAATACGACGAACGCCGCGAACGCCTTGGCGATGCGCACGCTCCAGATCCAGATCGCGGGCAGGTTTTCTTTCAGCGCCGTCATCCACTCGTCGGCCTTGGAGCTGATCAGGTCCTCGTTCGCCAGCACCCAGTCGCTGATGCTTTCGGCGATCTCCGTCACGGTGCCCGAGATCGCCTCGAACACATCGAGCTTGACGTTGTCGATGATGTTGAAGAACTTCTTCAGCTTGAGCTCCGACCCTTCACGGAAGGTGTCTGCCATCTTCTTGGTCGTGCCCGTTGCGCCTTTCAAAGCCTCGACGAACTCCGCGATCTTATCGGGTCCGGTGCCCATCAAACTCAAGAAGCCGCCCATCGCCTCGTCACCAAAGATCGTGGCGATGGCCGCCTGCTGTTGATTGAGCGAGAGCCCCTTCAGCTGCTTGGAGAAGTTGCCCACCGTCGCCGCCATATCGATGGTGCCATCCTTCCCGCGCGCGACCTCGATGTGGTATTTCTTCATCATCTTGGCGGCGACCGGCGTCTGCTTGTTGAGCCGCGTGTAGACGTTTCGCAGGGCCGTGCCCGCCTTCGAGCCTTTCATGCCACTGGACGCGAGCACCCCGAGCAAGCCCGAGAATTCTTCCACGGAGGCGCCGGCCTTGGACGCCGTCGCGGCACCCTCTTCGAACGCTGCCGCGAGCTCGGTGATCGTCGTCTGCGAGTCGGCGCCGGCGCGCACCATCACGTCCATGACGCGGCCCATGTTCGTGGCGTTCTTGACGGCGTCTTCTGATTTCAGATTGAAGGCGCCGAGCGCATTGGAAGCGATCTCGGAGGACTGGGCGATCCCGAGCTGTCCCGCCGTCGCAAAGTCGACGACCTTGGGCAACGCCCCGATGGCCGACGTGGCGGTGTAGCCGGCGGTGATGAGGGACTCGAGGCCTTCGGCGGCCTGTTGCGCGCCAAACTCCGTCGTGCGCCCGATCTGCTTGGCGGCCTCCCCCAGTTTCTTGAATTCGGCGGTGCCCTTTTTCGCCGGAACCTGCAGCGCAGCGCCTGCTCGAATCAGCGTCTGTTCGAAGGTCTGGCCCTTCTCCATGACGTCCTTGAGCTGAAAGCCAATGGCCGCAATGGAGACCACGCCGGCAATGCCGAGCAAGTTGCTGAACTTGCCGATGCCCGCCAGGCCCTTGTCGACGGCGCTGTTGGCGCTGCGCATGGCGCTGCCGGCGGCCTTGCCGAAGCCGGCGAGCTTCGTCTTGATTTTCGCCAGGGGCGCGCTCAGCTTGTCGACGGCGCTGAAGATCGCCTCGAGACTGAACTTGCCTTTACCTGCCATGCTTGGTGTGCTTCTTCAGCTCGGGCCTCAGCCCCTCGTAGAAAAACACGATCTCAGGGACGCTGAGCGTGCGGGCGTCGGGCAGCCCCGGGTAGTCGCGGGCGATCTGCAGCAGCATTTCCTTGTACGTGCGCTCGGCGTCGGGTAGTCGCGCGTCGGCGCCGTTGCGCACGATTCGGTCGACTACCGCGCAGCCAAAAAAAGCCGGGCGACCCTCGTGCAGCCGTGAAAGTCCGGCGCGCTCATCTTGCTGAACTCGCCTCGATCCGTGCGCGTCATGTCTGCCATGGCGGCGATGAGGTTGGCGATGTTCTTGCCGCCCGCGTACGTCTCGAGAGCGATGATGGTCGCGCCGGTGGGTGGGTGGAACGTCACGCCCTTGGGCGCGCCCGGGGGCGTGTACGTGGGCTTGCCGTCCTCGGCCACGATGAGAGTACCCGCACGGAGATCCCGGAGCACCGAGTCCCGCAGATCGTCCCACTCGGTGCGCTCTTCCTCGGTCAATTCGGAGGTGTCGTGGTCGACGCGGAAGGCATCGCACATGCGAATGAACTCCACCTCGGCGACGTCCTTGGCAATCTTGAACTTCATTGCTGCGACAGGCCTCCGGGACCGGACAGGGTGATGGTGGCCGTGGCGTTCTGGGAGCTCGCCTGCACCTCGTCCGTGATGGTGCCGGTGGCCTGGTAGGTCACGCCGCTCGCCAGGGTGATGGTGATGGCACAGAACTCCAGGCTGTCGGCGAGCTCCTGGAGGAACTCGTGGTCTCCCCGGGCGTCGCTGATCTCCACCTGGAGGCCGTCGATGCTCCAGGGCACCCGGGTTTTGACGAGCCGGGCGGTGCCGTCGCCGTTCGCTTGCACCTCGTTTTCGAAGCCGCCCAGCTTCTTGTTGGCTTCCGCGTCGGAAGCCACGGGGAAGAGTCGTCCTCGAATGGAGACCGACTCGATGCTACCGCCTACTGCTGGTGCTGACATGGTTTCCTATCAGCCGACGAGCGTCGGCGTGCCGAAGAAGTATCCGAAGTAGAGATCTACGCTGATGATGTTGGTGTTGCCCGAGAGCTGCACCGTGGTGCTGACGTCGAGCCTTTTGGGGTTCTGCGAGCTGATGGCCGCGAAGGTGTTCTCCTTGGCCGTCTTGGGATCGCTGATGATCGCTTCGAGCCCCAGGCTGTCGAGGATCTTGCAGACCGCCGCCTTGGCCCCACTGGGTTTGCGAGCGTTCGGGTTCGTGGTGGGTTGGCCGTCAGGGATGAGCGGCGCGCCGTCCCACGACGGATTCGCGAACTCGAGGTCGAGGTTGTAGATGATTGTCATCACCTTGATGATGTCGACCACGTACCGGT